CAATCCTAATTTAAGTGGTTCTAATGCTGTTTTTAGAGGTGATATAAATTTAGAAAATGTGTTTTGTATACCTGATCCAATACTTGAGAATGTTTTTTGTAAACCTTGAAAAAGTTTTGATTGAGTGAGTCTGTCTTTAAATCTTTGAGTAATAGTTTGTCTATTATTTTCTTGTTGTTGATTTTGTTGATCTTTACTCTCTTTTTTTATAGTGTCTGATAATTCTCCAATAGAGTCATCTTGCTGTTCAGTGGTTTGAATACCAACAACTTTTTCCAACAATTGATTTTGTAATTTATTATCTTTTGTTATCTCTGCTAATAAACTTGTTTGTTGTGCGATCTCAGACATTATCTACTCTTTCTTTGTTGTTCCTCTCTTGCTTTTCGTTCTTCCTCTTTTAAATATTCTACCAACATTACGACATAGATTTCTCTTTCCCATGGCATCATATCTTCGAGTTCACTTAAACTATACTTGTGGTGTTGCATCAAACTAAAGTTTGTCTGCATGTAGTTTTCCACAGTATCATGAGAAAGACAAATTAAAAAAAACTATCTAAACCCTCCAATAGAATCTTATTCTTCTTTTTAGTCTTAGAGTTTTTTACTTCAATCTCATGTCTTACTTTAGGCATAGTATTAAAAAAGTCCATAACCTTTTCAAACTGTTGAGTATTAAATGAATCAAAAAAGTCATCTAATTCTTTTTCAGTGTAATCACCTTTTCTCATAACACTATCTTTTGTGCGTATCTCTTTGACACATTTTTTTATAGTGTTAAAAACCTCATCAGTGCTTTGTTTGCCAGACATATCAACATCCTTAATTGTAGGATAATTCATAACGATTTTCACATCATCTGTTATATTTATCTCATTTGTGTGATTTTCTGGCATCTGAACATTGATGTCTTCTAAATTGATTTTTACTTTTTCTTTAGTTTTATTATCATCTGGGCAAGTCACTACTATATCTACTGTCTCACCAACTGACTTTGCTCTTAGATTTAAAAAAACATATTCTAAATCAAACAAAGGGTTTTTTTCTGTGACTATACCATATGTGCAATTCTTGATAATATCAAGTGTTGCCTGTGTCATCATATTTGACTTGTTACTTTGTTGTGCTAATAAAAGAACTTTTTGTTCTTTTACAAGGAAAGGTCGAAACTCAATGGTTTCGCCTGTTGAGGGTAGCTCCAAAGGATACTTTGGAGTGTTTAATATTGGCAGTGCCATATGTCGCTCCTATCTTATAATCGTCTCAATACAGAAGGTAATTTAGACCTTAACTTTCTCTCTACTGTATTTACAAATACATCACCTATTCTTTCAAGCAATGATCTAGGTAAATCTGCCTCATCTGTCAGATTCTTCCAATATCTATATGCCCAAGATACGTTAACAAACTCTAATGAGTTTTGTGTTGCGTAATCTAAAGCAATGTCACCTGTGTTTATTGGAAAACATTCTACAAGTTCTACACCATGTCTTCTTCTATCTTGTCTATCTAACTGAAAGATTTGAAGAGAACCAATGTAATCATTATAATAGTTTACAGAGAAATCATTTCTATTTGCAATCAATCTCTGCCAACTATCAATAAAATTTCTTTCTTTGTGGTCATTTGATAATCTTATTGCTGTTGTTATGTCAGCAAAAGTTTGACCAGTTGCTATTTTACGAGTTGGACCATATATGTTTGTGTCTTCTTGCGTCTCAATATTCATGCCAGGAAATGAAACAGATGTAACTTCTAATGATGTTCTTCTAATTACATCTTTATTACTACCAAATGGTGACTCAGTTCCAATACCTTGAATACCAGCAGGTGGTGTAATAATTACTTCATATCTACTTGGTGATGCATAACCATCATCAGTTCTAAAGAATCCTAATAACTCATTTAGAACACCATACGCAAATCCGTCAAGTAAACTACTTTTTGCCATAAACTTCCTTTATATCATCTTTCTAGAATCTGACCAGACAGTTCCAACACTTGCTTTCTTAAATCTTGCGACAGGTAAAAGTGTTGCAATTGTAAACTCATCTGCGTCTATTCTTCTAAATTGTGATTTGACACGACCATTCAAATATCTTTTTATTGTAGGTCTTATCAATCTTAAATTTTTTAAACCAGCATAATCAGCATTAACACGAGTGGTGCTATCAAACTTATTATTATTTGTCAAGTCAACTAATCTATCTAATAATCTGACTCTAAGATTAATAGGTAAATAATGTAAATTTAAACCTAAGAATCCGTCAGAGTATCTTTCCAAAGGTAGAACCAGAGGGAAGGTGTCATAATATGGTAGTTTTTGTTTTAACTTAGGATCGTATATAAACATATTCAGACGACCAAAAAAAGGATTTTGTGATCTCTTACCATCACGAATTAAGTCCAATGATGTAGGTGTACCTAGTTCTCTTATTTTATCTCTGTACCACTCTGTCGATTTTGGACGACCTTTTGCAGCTTTCTGTACTTGTTGTATGTATTTGCTAACCGCCATGGTTTCTGCCTTTCGTCTTTATTATTTATACTTGGGTGCGAGATGATCTTCATTTAGTATTAGAAACTCTAAACCCTTATCTTTACAAAAGTCTTTTGCATACTTAAATTTTGCCTCATTCATCGCATATGTCTTGACTGATTTTAACCATGCTTTTGTGCGTTTTTTTGGATTAGCAGGGGGTTGTTTCATGTCTTTCTTAGGTTTTACTTCAACAATAAACTTCTTTATAGATCCGTCTTTCTGTCTTACTGTCATGTAGAAATCTGGGTAGTATCGATGCATTTTGCCGTCAAGAGGCGAATAATAAGGTATTACTATTTCTTCACTACCCCATTCTAATACACTTGTTTTTTTATCACAATAGACCATTAATCTTCTTTCCCATAAAGATCGATAGATAATTTTCATAGGATTACCCTTGTATTTGTCTGGGTTTGTCGGTATGTATCTTCCACTATATGCCATGTAAACCTTTAGTATATCATATAAATACTCTTTATACAAGGAATATTTAGATGAGTCAAATCGTAAACGGAATCAAAGGACAAGTTGTTACTGCTGGAAGTCAGTATGCTCTTAGAAAAGTATCTGGCATTCTCAAAGGTATTATCAGTCCACAACCAGAACCTAAAGATGGCATAGACGAACCTGAGAAACAAGGTAGATCAACTAATATATTACAGTTTCCATTAGATGTTACAGCCGCACCAGGTCTTGGTAATCAAGGACACTACGTCATGTTTTTTATTAATGAACAAGAGGACGCAGAGATACAATTTGGAACACGAGGTAACAAAAACGCATTTGGCGATGTTCAAAAATCACTTGAAGAATATAATATATCTGATATTAATAGAGAACTTGGTGTCAAAAGAACAACTACAAATGCTTATAGAGAATTTGCAAATAATAAAGTTGGTACTGAAATGCAGAATGCTTTGAATAGTCAAGGTGGTAATACAGGTGGTTCAGGTTACATACCATTTACTGACGCTGAGTACAGTGACTCAGGTGAGGCAGTTTATGTGAAAAGAGCACCTACTGTTAGATTAGACACTGCGATTGCAATGTACATGCCACCCACTGCAACATTTACAGATAACTCAAACTTTGTAGATACAGAGATTGGTGCTGCCGCAAAAGCAGGTATGGATTTATATGCTGATGTTATGGCAGGCAGAAGTTTAGTAGAGACAGTCGGTAATCAATTAGAACAATTAGGCCCTGCATTAAGTGAGGGATTAACAAAAACATTATTGGCAACAGTCGGTGCGATACCAGGGTTCGCAGGTATGAGAGAAGCATATGAAATGGCATCTGGCACAATCATCGCTGATAGAATGGAACTTGCTTTCAAAGGTTTGGCAAAAAGAGTATTTCAATTTAATTTTAAAATGATGCCAAAGAGTGAAGAAGAGGCTGACGAGATTAGAAAAATAATATATGCATTTAGACTTAATAGTAAACCAGAGTTTAGAGGTGGCAATCGTGCAGGTAGAAAATTAAGAGTTCCTAATACTTTCAACATAGAATATATGTACAATAATGGAAGAAATAACTATTTACAACGAATTTCTACTTGCGTTTTAGAGAATATTACTGTATCATATGGAGGAGACAGATATAGAACATTTACACCAAATGAAAAAGGGGCTCCACCTGTCGAGACAAACTTGACACTGAATTTTAAAGAAATGGAACTTATTACAAAAGACAGAGTATTCGAGGGATTCTAATGTATTTCGAATCATTTCCACTCATACCATACGACTCAGCTGGAAACGGCATATCAAAGGATGTTACGAATATTTTTAGAAGAGTGGCAGTTCGTGCAAAAGTAAAAAGTAACACTGCTTTATTTGACACTTACGATGTTAGAGATGGTGAAACACCTGAGATGATTGCACATCGATTATATGATGATGCAACTTTACACTGGGTAATACTTTTATTTAATGAGATACATGATAGATATCATCAGTGGCCTATGTCAACTATTCAGTTTGAAGATTATCTCAAAGACAAATATGGTGACAATATAAACTCAGTGCATCATTATGAAATCACAGAGGACTCTGGTCACAACACTAAAAAAATAGATGTAGGAACAGTTAATACAGATTATCCAGCTGCAACTGCTATTACAA